TCTTCTCCACTTCTTTGACTAATTTTTGAGTCAAAGATCCTAGAGAGGATTGTTTTTTTAGGTCTTTAAATGACATTAGATTTGTTTTTTTAGATTTGGCTTTTGTGTACTTTGCTATTCTAAGACAAAGAATCTTTGTTGTCAATCTCTCGTCTCATAACCTCTACCATTTCATTCATATTCTTAAAGAATATATTCATATCAATATTGGCAGGAAGTCCTAAATCTTTAGCACTGTCGAGAACTTTATCTTTCATCTTCTTTGCTTCAGGATCATCAGATAAACTCAAACGTGTATAAAGAACACGTTGTTTTTCTAAGAGTCTTTCAAGGACATCTATATGATATCTTTGATCCTCCTTAGACATAGTAGGGAACTTAAAAAGATTAGTATAAACTTCTTCTTGAAGTTCACTAACCTCTGCTAGTTCTGCTCTGACTACTTCTGAATCGAAAAAACTCATGCTTCTTCCACAGAAGTTTCTTCATCACTTTGTTCTTCAATCTGTTCTAGAACATCAATAGCACCCATCACTTTTAAAAGTGTTGTGCGACTAGTTTCTAAGGTTTGTTCTAACTGTGTCTTCTGTTCCCGCAGATTGGCAAGAACGTCAGCATTACTAAGAGCCATGAATAACTATCTCCTTTAAGATTTTTGTGTAGCGTTGTACATTTATATTTAGGAACGGTTTATACTTCTTAATTTTACGACTGACGGTTTCCCACACAGGGTCATTCAGTTGTTTATCAAAGTTTGTTCCATACTCAAATATTATATCATATATTACCATAGTTTCAAGTGATGTGTTACCACCTAGATAACTCTTCAGTATTGGAGGGTGTCCAGAGGAACAATCAAACACATCATCAACTTTACTATTCTCAAACAAAGTATTAGTTTCTTCCTTAAAGACATAAGAAAGAGACTCTACTTTCTTTTTCCAATCTACATATCTTGCTTCTCCATTCTTAATCATGTCACCTATCCACATAGTTGCAGGATCTGTGGTGCTTACAAAATTAGATACAAAGAATTCTTCTACCTCTTTATCATTCTTCTTTCTTGCAAACTTCTCAAACCAAAACCTATCCTTTCTTTTATAGAAAGCTTGTTTGGTTGCTCTGGTCTTACCACGATACTTTATATAATCATAATGGTCTTTAGTAAAGTGGTTTTTTAACGAAAGATAACAACGGTAGGCATCAAAAGCCATCATTTCATAAAGGTAATTTTGCTCTTGAACTTCTCTTTAAGAAGTTTAATTCTTGTGCTTCGTATTTAATCTTTTCCTTTAATGGTTTAGAAATTAATTTAGGCACATTCTCTACGTCAATACTATTTTGATCACAAAAATAAATGATAGCATCAATGTAATTCATGTTCTCATTATCTTTGACAAGATTCTCTATCTCCTGTGCAAATCTAGCAGGACAAAAGAACTTGCTTTCTAGTATTTTTTCTAATTCATTCACTTTTTTCTGTCCCAGTATGGTTAGATACAAACTCTTTTATATAACGAACTAGAAGTTTAATATAGTCCCCTTTGTTTCTTTTGTCAAATACTTTTACCTCACCACCAGGAGTTACCATAATAGTGATAAGTTTTTTAACAGGGATCTCAGTTAGTTCGTAGTAGGCAGCAGCATAAAACATTTCCTGAACGAAGTAATTCTCCAACCACTTCTCAGGTTTAATTTTTTCAGACGTTTTAAAATCTATGACTGCTAACTCTCCTTCATATTCTGCTATACAATCTACTCTACCTGCAAGACCTAAGTACTCAGAATAAAGGGTTCTTTCTATAGCATGTATATTATTTATCTTGTCTAGATATGGTTTAGCATGGTGAAACATAAACTGGGTTGCTGGTCTAAAGTCATCCCAATTTATTTCATTGTTTCTCATATAGACTTCTACTGCTTCATGGAAATCAGTTCCACGAGTAGTTGCTTTCTTAGTAATTTTATTTGCTTCCTCAATACCAATTCGCTTTCGCCAGTTAATAAAGATTTGTCTATTATAAAATGAAGTAACTGATGTAATAGAAGGAACCCACTGACCATCAGGTAGATGATACAGTCGGCAACCAGGAGTTTCTTTCTT